CCGAAGATCTGCGCTGGCGTTGGCGTCCTCTGCATCTCCATCGCCGCCTTGTAGTGCGCTGGTGATCTGGCGAGCAGCTTGGCTCCAGAGGCTGATAGAGCCTCCAGCTTGAAGTAGTCGTTTTCCACTGTTGTTCTCCCTAGTTGGTTGCTGCCCAGAAGGCGATCAGAGCAGCATCCGCTCGACCGTCATCTTTGACCCGTCGAAACAGGTGGGCATATGCGGGAAAGCACTCTGCCGCCCGCATCCTGTTTCCATCTTTGCCCTCGCGGGCGCCGACTGCTTTCTTCCACTTGGCTGGCGTTACATGCTCGACCGGGATCTGTAGTCCAGCGCATATGCCGATGCAAAGACCGTAGGATTTCCCGAAGGCGAACATGCTGGTAACGCCCTGACCAGGCATCGCCCCCACCAGTTCGATGATGGCTCTGTCTGGTTTGCGTGATGCAATGATCCCAGCCAGCATCTGAGGACTGATCTCGCGCTTCATCTTGTTTCCGCGTTTGACCTCCAGCGTCGGCATATCCTCAACGTCGAGCATACCAGTCTCTGGGTTGAAGAACGCCAGCGCCCCTGATGCGCCTGGATCAATTGCAAGTATCACGGCCATTCGAGCCTCACTTCAAAACCCATGACCTTTGCATAGGCCAGAGCGGTCTTCAGGGTGCAAGATCCAGATTTCAGTGAGGCAGAGTATGTTGCCGAAGATACGTTGGCCTCATCGCAAACGGCTCTGGTGGATTTCTCCTGCCGCGTGCGCTCCTTCTCGATGATCCTGAAGAAGTCCTGCGTGTTGCGAACGCGGTAGCTCATTCCTCTGCCTCCTTGGTCAGCACGGGATCAGCGATCTCCATTGCCACCCGCTTGCGTCGATCAGTCGGGATCTTGTCCGCCTGCCACTCGCCGCACCATTGCGTCCTGGCAACCCTGGTTGGATTGGGATAACGCAGGCAAGTGAGAGAACCGCCAGTCTTCTCTTTGGTGAACCGGCAGTTGAGACATGCTTCTGTGTTGCGTTCCATTAGTCACTCGCTTTCTGATAGCTGGTTTGGATGACCATCTCGATGGGTGTCATCCCGATTTCGCGCATATAGGCTGCAAGTATTGCGCTTTCTTCCTTGCGCTTCGTCTCGTCCATCTTCCGCATCGTGATGATCTTGCGGATGATTTTGATGTCGTAGCCGCTGCTTTTGGCTTCTGTGTAAATGTCCTTCACATCCTGCTTCAGAAGGCTGATCTCGTCCTCCTGTTTTTCGATGCGCTCGACGATCCTAGTTAGTTGATTGTTGGCTTGTTCCGTCATTTCTTCCCTCCTCTTGCAACCTGTCTAATTCCCGCAGCACCAGCGCCGCATACCCCATGATGTCAACCCAGTGATCTTTCTCCCAAGGATCGCCGCAGATGATGCGAGCAATCTTCTGCTGGATCAGATGGACACTCTCACGCATGTAACACGGCATCTGATCCCAGTTCCTAGCCTGCTCACATAACCGTTTTAGTGTCTGCGATGCCGTTGATTGCTCCACATATGAGCCGTGCGTTGTCTCCCTCGCTGATAAGATATTGTCGATATTCTGTTCCATTATTGAGCTTCCATTGTTTGATCGCATGTAAGATGCTGGTGTGGTCTCGGTTACAGATCCGCCCTGTCTCCGCAATTCCGTATCCATTTGAGATAAGAGCGAACCAAGCCTCGCGTCGGAGTAGGATGTGTGGTCGTGTTCTGGACTGTCCAATTAACTGCCTCCATGTCATCTTGTGTTTCCAGAGGATGGGTAGAACAATATGCCTGACCCGATCCCGCAGACACCCTTCAGTAATCAGCATGTCATCGCGGGAGAACATCGGCGTTGGTGTTTCAGGTGATAGCTCTGGCTCCGGCTCTGGAAGAACCAGCATCTCAGCCGGTGGAATGATGATCTCGATCTGCTTTGGCTGGGCCTTGATGCCGTTGAGCCTGTTGCGCACATCCTTGTAGTGCTGCTCCCAATCCTTTACCTGAAATTCTCCACCAGGTAGCGTCGTGCCTCGCGCAGTGTTTTTGTGTGCTTCAAGTCCCCGTTCCAACTGAGCGCCCTCCATACCTTTTTGACCCTGCTTTGCTGTATCCATCCGATTTGCCTGTTAAAGTATTTGACAGAGTAAACGCCGTCAAATCCTATTTCGCATGTGATTGGCTTCATCTTAACCTCCCAAGATGATGCAGGTGGTGAAGATCATGGCGACTGCCGCGAATGCAGCGAGCATATTGGCGATTTCGTAGATAACCGTTTTCATCGTTTTGACCCCGTGTTTGCGTTACAGATCGAACCTATCCTGGATAAGTTGCCAAATCATTAATCCAAGGAACAAAACTGCTCCGTTGCAGCCGATCACGATAACCAGCGTGAACATAGTTGATACGATGTTAAGCAGCGCCAGTTGATAGTCAGTCATTTTTCAACCCCAGTGCAATTTCAGCGGTTTCTCGCATTTGGTCTGCAATCATGCAGCAGTCTGGATCATCTAATGCTATCTTTTTTAGCGCCGCCTGTAGTTCTTCAATACGGTGAAAGCAGTGATGTAACTCCGCTTCCAGCTTATCGATGCGGTCATCCAAAACCCGTTTGTTGGAAAGATACCATTCCAACTGTAGTTGGAAATTGGTTTCCAGCTTCTTGATATGGTCGGCTGCTTCCTTATAAACCCACGGGTGAAAAACGGCATCATTCAAGTCAGCATAGCATTCCAGCCGCCTTACAAGATCATCGCTCATGTTAAGATTTCCCGTTATTTTTAACACGTTATGCGGATGTGTTAAGAAAATCACGCAGCTTCGCTTTGTTCTCATCATCCAGATAGTAGCCGATGCCTCTCCACGTTTTTATCTCGATGCCGTGTTCACGCATCTTCTGGCGCAGTTTCCAAATGGATACCCTATTGCGCAAAGCCGCATGGTTGATGTCGGTGTAGCGACTGTATTTGTCGCCATCCTCGGTGATCCGGTCAAGATAGGCATAGTCGGCTATCTTACGGCTATAGATCCCCATCAATAACTTCATCTGGTTCTTGCTGAGAAAGTGCATGAAACCAGCATTTGTCTGGACCATATCAGCGCGGAGCTGGCGGATCTCTTCCTCCAGTTCTGCAATTCGATCATGCAACTGTTGGACTGTCTGCGTCACTGCCGCTGCTCCCTTGCATCCTGGACGCAGACCAGATGTGCATGGGTGCCGCCGTAGATCCCAAGTTCCCTGAGCGCCTGATTCTGCGGGATCAGAACACCTGTCGTCAGATTGCAGAGTGGGCATTTGCGCTGCATGAGCGGCCTGTTGAACCGCATGTTGAAGATCGGACGGTTGACGTTGCTAACCCGCATGATTGTCTCCCAGAGCCTTGCGCAGTTTCTGCCGAAGTTCCAACGGCATCGGATATTTGTCAGCGTCGATGATAGCCTGTTCCAGTTCATAGATGCGCTGCTCCAATGTGTCGCAAAGACGTTCTGCCAAGAGATACTGCTGGCGCCAGCGATCCTCCTGCCGCTCCCAATAGTGGGCTTGCTTCATCCCTGACATTCCAGTTCCTCCATGATCTTCTTGAACCGCTTGAGATGGTGCTGGAGTTCCAGCTTGTGCCGCAGTTGCGCGGCCTCATCGGTGGCGTAGTAAACCAGCAAAGAGCAGTCGGCGATGTTGCGGGCTGCAATCTGAAGTTCAATGTATTCCGTGGGAAACTCGCTCTCTTGTTTCATCGTTTGACCCCGTTGCAGGGCGGTTCGAATCACCAGCCCATGTAAAATAATTTATTTTGCCAAAAGGATTTTGTAAACAGGAAAAATGGCGGTCATGGATATTTTTTCCACAACCGCCATTTATCGTTAATAATCAGTGTGTTAGAGTCTACGGGTTAAGCAACCCACCCTGCGGTCTCTCCCGCAATTGCTGGAGAATTGCCGTGGAGGCAGGCGCGTATGGGGTGAACCCGCCGCCACCGATAGCCCTTGCCGCAGCGTCTCGCAGCGCCTGTTGAGCCGTTGCCGTCGCAGCAGTCTGAACCGGAGATGCCGCTAATGCCTGCTGGACCGCACCAACCTGACCGGCCTGAGTCGCAGCCTCCGCGATCTGTTTTGCAACAGGGATGCGCTGAAGCAGATTAGCAAGACCAGCCGCCGTTCCAGACCTATTTTCGATTGCAATGCCACCGCTGACAGGCTGGGCAAATGCAGACTCAGACACTCGACGCACGGTCGAGAGCGTTCCAATCTCTTCGGGGCTAAACAGGATCTCAAGCTTTGAGTTTCCCTTGCCTGTCGGAGCGCCAAGATCAGAGAACGCCTTCCGATATGCAGCCTGAGAGAAGCCCTCTCCACTCGGAGCTGCTTTGTCGATCAGGTTCTGAACAACCTGCCCCCTGATATTCTCCCAAGCCTGCAAGTTAGCGGCCTGCTGCTCTGGAGAAATGTCTGTGCGAGAAAGCGTGGCTTTCAGCTTCCGAAGATCATCAACCTTGCCACCGATGACGTGGCTCTTGATGAAGTCTTCCGCCGCAACCTTCTCATCAATTGCGGATTGAAGCCCAGGCGTCTGGAAAGCGCGGGCCCTTGCGGCAGAAGCATCAATCCCCTGCTTGAACAGGTTGATAGCCTCAACAGCATTATCTCCGGATGTCTCCGCCGTCTCGATAAAGAATTTATCGAGGTTCTTCTTTAACGTGGAAAGCGCCACGGCCTGCTCTGGGTCTGCCGATGCAGCCCTTTGCGTTAACATTTCACGGAACTTGATAGCTTCCTTGATGCTGAACGGGCGGCCATCGTCAGCACCGAATTGCTCGATGCGCTTCTTCACGGGGGAGGGTATCTTGTCCTCAAACTGATCGAGCGTGTCCAAGATGCGAGAGCGATAGGCGTCAAACGGAAGTTCCGCGTTTGCACCAGGCGCATTTCTCGCCGCCGTGTAGATCTCGTCAATCTGCCTGCCGAGATCGCCATAGGTGCCGCTCTTCTGGAACCGCGACCCAGCCGCAGCCATAGCTTGCGCGCCAGCTTCATAGGCTGGCATCTGCTGCCCAGGGCGCATCTGTTCCAGCGCCGTGATTAACTGCCCAGGTTGCTGCGAATACCTCTGCAAGAGAGGATCGCCAACGCCAGCAACCTGAGCCAGATTGCGCTCGATCTGCCATTGTCTCGGATCGCGAGTGATTTGCGCCTTTGTAGGGTCGATTCCAAGTTTCTTGAAGTCCTGAACGCGGACAAGCGCCATCGGGTCCAGCTCGCCAGAAACCCGCAACTGCTCCTTGGCGTCCTTGAATAGTTGATCCTTCAACTCGGTGGAAATCTTGCCAACGTCAAAGGTAGGATCGAAGCTGCGGCCTGTGCTTTGAACCGCCGCAAGAATGTCTGCATTGGTGACGTTGGATGGTGTGATCTTTTTGATGCCGCCAACGACCGCTTGACCAGCTCCAACAGCACCTCGCGCCAGACCACGCATGGCCTCTGGCAACGCAGCGCCACCAACAGCACCAACTGCAGCCTGCATTCCCTTGTCGGCAAACGTGCCTTCTTGGCTGAACTCAGACGCGCCCGTGACAGCGCCGCTAAGAGCGCCAGCAGCAAGCCTTGGCAAGAGAGCAGCCTGACCGCCTGGGATCAGCATTGCAGGTGCCTGTGCGGCCATAGAACCAAGTCCACGAGCAATGTCCATCCCCGGCTTAGATCCAAGCCGTTCCTGATATGCCGCAATCTCCTTGTTCACTTCTTGCGTGTAGGCTTTGGCTTCTTCAGGAGGGCGAACAGCCATCATATAAAGCTGCTTCAGACCTTGTCCAACGTCCATCACGCCGCGACCCATGCGCTCGCCAAAAGACGTGATGTCAGGCGCAATCTGCAACTGCTGAAGGTTTTCTCTGGTGATGACAGGCCGCATTCCAGCGGTGTTTACTTGCCTGCCAGCGTCAACAGGAACCATCTCTGGTGCGCGGCGTTTGGTGTCTTGTTCAACAGGGACCATTTCAGCCATATGAATTACTCCTCTGGAAGCACAAGACGCTGACCATTGACGGTTGCATAATAGCGCCCATCAACGCCAAGCTTCGCCGTGATTGGCTGACCTTGGAAAGTGGCCGCACGAGTGTATGGCTTTGGTTCAGCAGGCTTCGGATATAGCCGCTCCAATGGAGTGCCCTTGATGCCCTCTGTCCCAGCCAAGACTTCAGCGGCAACGATGCCTTGCTTTAGTGCGGCTTGATCCACTCGATCTGTAATATCGAGGATGCGCCGGATTGTTCCTTCGCCAAGAGCAATGTCTGAACCGGCAGCCTCCTGAAGCAGTTTGCGTTCTGGCTCTGTAATCGCACCTTGGCCCTTCATTCTGCTTGCCGCATCAATAGAGCGATTCGCAAGTTGGCTCATAAGCAACCGCGTGTTTGCGATCCTTGGATCTTCTGGGGTTATCCCAAGTTTCTGCAAAGCTGACTGGACAAAGATTGCTTTTTCAGACCCGATCCCAGTAATTGCACCTTCATCAAGCAAGGAACGAATTGTATTGCTACTAGTAAGATTCGCAGCCGCAGTTTGACCTGCGGCGAGCTGATCCTCGGCCATCTTCGCAGCGCCTGTTGCAATCACCTTTGCGGCGGTATCACCAACATTGATTGTCGTCTGCCCAGCCTTCTTCAGAGCTGTCTCATATTCAAAGAAGCTCATCGGAACATTGTTCCTTGCTATCTCCTGAGCACGATAAAGATTGTATTGCTCAACAGCAGCGCCAGGCTTCTGCGCTTCAGGCACAAGAACCTTAGCCGCCAAGGATGGATCAAGCCGGATCGCATCCTTAACATTCTGAGGCACATCAGGGCGCGCAAGAATGGCGTCAATGGCCGCTTTCTTTTCAGAAGCCTGCGCCAATGTCTGCTGATTAGCTTGAAGCTGCGTGAGAGCAGTTTCCTGTGCATATGGGTTTGTCGCCCGCTGAGCCACGATCTGCTGATTAATCGCCATCAACTGCGATCCCGCAATCCCGGTCGGATCATAGCCAAATCGCGCCTTGTAAGCCTCGGGATCTTTCGCCAGTTCGCCGAGCTGCTTCTGGCTCTCAAGCATCTGCTGCTTTTCAGCCAGTTGCTGGCGCATCAGATTAGCCTGGGCAATGTTGTAAGCCTGCATCTGGACGTTGCCACCAACCTTGCCAAGCTGGGAAAGCGCCTGCGCACGGCTCTCAGGAGACTGACGAGCGCCCGCAGCAAGCAGCACTCCACCCAGCTCACCCAATGTCGAAAACATCAGCCGCTTCTGATCAGCAGGTGATAGCATCGACAAGCTGTCCTGCATCTGCCCACCAGCAGGCGTCTGCTCACCACCGCCCAGAAGGCCGGAGATGCCACCATAGATCGAACTGCCAACGTCTTTCACGCCACCCAGAAGGCCGCTCAGGAAGTCATTCTCAGCCATGTGTCGTCCTCATCATCTGTAGCCGGGACACCCAGCAGTTATTTCGACCAGCTTACACGAGTTGGCGTTGGCATAGGAGGCGTATATGCCTGACCTCTGGCAGTTGGATTTTCCATCCTCGACATACCGGGCAACTTCGATTGATACAGCAGCGACTGCATGAAGGCATTAGCGATCTCTGGGTTGATCTGTGGCGCCTGCTGAGGCGCAGGACCAAGCAGACCAGCAGGCATAGCCTGTTGCGGGGCGATCAGTGCCCTCACGTCTCCCAGCGTCATCCTGCCATTGTTGATGGCGTCTGAAAGATAGCCAATGATCTGCGGATCGCCGGGGGTGCCGGTCAGACCGAGATACATGCTGTTGATGTCTTCAATTGTCGCCATATCCGTTATCCCCATGCCTGCGGGCCAAGCAGCCCAGCAAAAATGTCATCACGCCATTTGCCGCGAGTTACAGGAGCCGCCGCACCAGGTTTCCAGCTTGGTTGCCCCTGACCAGCCTGCATCAAAGAACTACCAATCCCGGCGAGACCTGCAATGGTCTTTGCATCCTCTGTCGTCATTGAAGTTGCAGGCTTCAGTCTATCATCTCCACCAGCAACAGGAGCCAGGATATCAGGTTGACGACCACCGCCACCAGCCGGTGTTGGCGCATTCTGAGGCATTGACGGCATTTGGCCGAACATCCCAAGAAGACCGGTGATCGGCGATGATATGAAGCCCAAGCCGCCGTTCAGATATTTCTGATCTATGTTTCCGATGGTACTGGCTGCGTTAGACCATGGTGCTGTGTAACTAGGAGCCGCTTGCTCACCGCTCAGACCGAGTTCACCGGCATACTTTTCGCCGATCTTGGTAATGTTGCCAACGCCACCGCGATCTCGGACGGCATACCAATCGCCAACCCCTTTATTCGCCATCCGATCCAGCGAGAAATCAACCTGTTTCTGCCAGTTTGCGGCAGACGGGGCTTCACCAAACCTCTGCTGGAACTCATAGGCCATCCCACCCGGTGCAATCTTGGTCGGATCGCTTGACCCAGAATAGAGCTGGAACGGGCCAAAGGAATAACCTCTGGCATCTCGGTTTCCGAATGTCTCAGACCCAATCGTGTTTGGGTTCAGCCCTTCAGACTTTGCAATCCCGAGTGCCATTGCAGGATTGACGTTGTAATCCTTGGAGCGCCGCCAGATGTATGACGCAATGTCGTTGATCTCAGCCATAACGCACCCTCTGATCGTCGATTGCCTTGTCGATGATTGCCAAGCGGCGCAGCATCTCTTCACGCTTGCTGTCTGGCAGATTATGGATGCGTTTGCGGTTGTCGTCCAGAAAGCCAGTGCAATTCCAGCAATCGCGGCCTGTTTTCTCGCCAATCCCATAGCCAGGCGGCATATCTGCCCCAACCTGCTCCAGATAGGTAAACACCTGCTTTTCAGACCAATCTTCAATCGGCATGATGTATTCGATGCCGTCGATGATCTGACCATTCTTGGACGTTGACTTGCGCCTGTCGTCCATCTTTTGACCCTTGATGATCTTCGTGCAGCCCAGATCCTTGATCCCCTGATATAAGGGAATCCAGATGTTGATCGCACAGCATTCCAGGCACGATTGCATCGTGGGTCCTTCATTCCCGCTGATCGCCTTGCCAAGAGCAGTGTTTTCAATCGGCAGAACGTCAACCGGCCATCCTCTTTCCGCAATGTTCGCAGGCTGGTCCGATTTCAGATGGATGAAATGCGGCAACCGCTTCGACCAGCGCTCCATATATTCTAGCATCTCTGGATATGATGCCCCGGTGTCCAGCCAGACAACATAGAGATCATCCCACCGCTCACGATAGAGATAGAGGCAGGCAAGGCTATCCTTGCCGCCCGAGAACTGGAGCGCTGT